ACTGCGCCGTGCATCTTCCGGAATTCGTAATTTTACGATATGCCCAGAGGCTTTTTTCCAACCGATGAAACTACCCTCAGTCGGACATGATAGATAACATCCTTTGGCATTGCGCAGGTTGGCACCGCGCAGGTCGGCGCCGTACAGGTTGGCACCGCGCAGGTCGGCACTGCGCAGGTCGGCATCGCGCAGGTTGGCATCGCTCAGGTTGGCATCGCACAGGTCGGCACCGTACAGGTCGGCACCGCACAGGTTGGCACCGCACAGGTTGGCATTGCGCAGGTTGGCACCGCACAGGTTGGCACCGCGCAGGTTGGCACCGCACAGGTCGGCATCGCACAGGTTGGCACCGCACAGGTTGGCACCGCGCCTAATAGCTTCCAAAACCGTTTCGGTGATTGTGTTTCCCTCTTTCGTGTATTCAAATACGACCGAGCCAGTCCAACGGTTGCGGATTTCGATTTTAATCTGTTTCGTTGATTCCATTGTGGTAAATTTGTTTATCCTGATTCATGTATTGATTTGCGGCAGCAATAGCATCTTCGAGCGTGCGAACTACAACATACTTGTTCCCCGCAGCCCCAAAGGATTCCTGCCATCTTCTCTGTACGGCACTCTGACGACTGCCCTTTCCCTGTGTCTTGAACTCCAAGCCGAGCGATCCGTATTTGCCCCTCGGCACGAGCAGAAGCAAATCCGCAGCACCGGCCGTCATACCTTCGGCCTTCATGATTGCGGCTTCGGTCTTACTCCGGAGTCCGCCGTTCGGGACACTCGTCAGACATAGTGCATAGGACGGATATTGCATCCGGAACCAGCGGACGAACGACTGTTGTAAACGAGATTCAACGTGCCTCATTTGCGCAGACTGTTTCCATTGAACGCAACACGATAGCACAGGTATTTAATACGGTCATATATCCGGTCACCATAGCGTTCCTTGATGCCTTCACCCGACAGATTTGAGGAAGCTATAGCCATCCGATCGGGGTTATCCTGCACCTTGTTCACGATCTCGACTACCACATTCCGGCGTGTACCGAATTCGACGCGATCCACCTCTACGCCTATATCGTCCAATGCGATGAACTTGCGTTTTAATACCTCGTCGATACATATGTCCTGCGCTCCGCAGTCCACGACCGTAACGATTCGATTAGCGAACTTGCGCAACAGCATGGGAATGGCGTAGCGGGTTATCAGGGATTTTCCGCGTCCGCAATTACCGAACAGCAAAAGTCCCTTACCGTTGTTATCCGACAACCACGCTGCAACCTTGTCGTATTCGGGAAGCCATACCAATCGTTCTCCCATTGCCGACAGCACAGTAACCAGCGCGTTTTTCAATTCCGTCCGCGCATCGGGTATCCGAAACCGGAAGCGTGCGCATGGAACCGGATTACCCTCAGTTTGTAGTTGTTTGAGTATTTCTTCGTAAGACATATTCAGAATTCATCATAATGTTGAGTCGGTTTTGCATGGTAGGTCGTAGCCGGATGCCGAGTGTTCGAACGGGGCAACGACGTTTCATTACGCCGACGCGCCCAATTCAGAAATGTCAGATAGGCCGAACGATTGCGTTTCAGCAAGGGTTCGTAGTTATGCATCGCGCGCAATAGGTCGCGGATGAAGTCAAGAGCATAAGCCTCTTTTAAAGCCGAGAATTGCGCCTCGGAAAAAGGCTCTTTCATTTTCGCGACTCGCGGTGCATTTTCCGAAATCCATTGTTGAAACTCCAAGAACTCGCGGGAGGGGGTGCCGCGGAACTGGGGGAGGGTGTTGGAGGAGTCAGTTACCTCTGCCTTCTCCGAGAAGGGCGGTAGTACGACTATCTCCCCATTAGGGGGATTATAGGGGGTAATATTATTCTTGTCTAGTCTATCTTCTATATAAGAAGTATCGCCTTCGTTTTGGCTTCGTTTTTGGCTCCGTTTTTGGCTCCGTTTTTGGCTCCGTTTTTGGCTCATGTTTTGGCTCATATTTAAGCCAATTGAGCCATTTGAAACGATGCCTGATTCGGGATTCGGTTCTTCAACGAATGAAAAAGCTGTGCGGTTCCCCTTCCCGCGTCCTCCCGTTATGATATGTAACAGACCCGCTTGCTCCAATCGGTTTTTTGCTCTCGAAATTGCATTGCGTGACGCCCCTACATTCTCGGACAGCCTTCTGTCGGAATGCGTGAAGCTATTCGGCCAGCCTAACCGATTCGCTTGTTCTACAAGGTAGAAGTAAAGCCTCGATTCACAGCAGCCAAATTGCCACGTTGCATCCAATTGCCAAAATTTGCGTATCAGGTCTATATAGCTCATAATCGCATCCTCTCTTTCTCGAAACTTATCATCGTGCGAAGGTTGTCGCATTGGTGCTTGCACGCCGCATTGATCCGATCCAGCCACTTTTCAAGGGCATTCAGCTCGGAAGGCGCACTGCCGATCAGTTTGTTCGCAAGCGACGGGGAAAGGCTGAGAATAGTCTCTTTCTCGTCGTGAAACAGCTTGGCCACAGCTGCATCGCGCATTCCGACCACCTCGCTCAGCAACGCCCCGCTGCGAGCATAATATACACCCAGTTGATCCAGCCGCCCCACCATCGAATCGATGTCGGAAAAAGTCGTACATTCAAGAAGATTCTGGATGTCTCGCGCCTCCCTGCGTATCTGTTCGATCCTTGTCATGACGTTTGTTTATTTTCTTCAATAACAACCTTCCGCGGCGTAACGCATCCAATTCCTTTGCAGTCAGCAACGTATGCCCGCGGATGCGGGACAGGACGCGGAGGATGTGGAGCGCTTCCCGCGCCTCCGCATCGGTAATCCGCATATCCATCGTCAGAAGGGAAGATCATTCGTATTATCCGCTACGGGCAAATCGGAGACTTGATCCGGCGTAGGTTCCGCAGGACGGAAGATAACTGACTTGCCTCGGCCGACATACGTGCGCGCGTCTTTTCGTTCGCGTTCCTCTTTGCTCTGACGGATGAATACGCAGTGCGTATCCTCGTACTGATCCGGCTGGCGAAGCTCCGAAACGCATATCGAAATGTCCTTCTTGCCGTTTTCGGCGACGAAAATTTTGTCTCTGGGAATATCGCTCACGCAGAGCGATACATTGATTAAATCTGCCATTGCTACCGTTTTTTGAAGGTTGCTTTAAGTGTCATCTTGCTGCTTCGCGCAGGAGGATAGAAAATTTCGCCCGTGGCGGGATCCGTCAGGCCGGAGGCCGGCAACGCCCGCAATATCTTCTCCTTCTCCTTGATGTCGGCCATGACCGCATCACGCATTTTGTACAGGTCGTCCAAAGCCTGGCAATTACAGCCCGAGTAGTCGTACTTGACGCCGGCCTCCACCTCTTCGATCGTACAGTCCGAGGATGTTTTCCCGTGTCCGTATTTAGCCAGTTCGCGCAACGTAATGTCGCGCACCTCTTCGGACTTCTTGAACAGCTCGATCGCCTTCTCCATGCGGGATATATTCTCGTAAGCGACGAGCGGATCGACGTCTCCGCGGGTAACGGCGTCGACGGCGAGCTTCGCCAGCTCCGTGGGGCTGCTCGTCTCGCGTATCAATACAGGTTGTGTGTTCATATTTTCTGCTGTTTACTGTTTAGATATTCGTCGTAAAATTTGGCGAAGACTACCGCCGTCGTATCGTCCGCATCGTAAGTGCGACGAAGGAAGGCGATGACATCGAATTTCGTCGGGTCTTTGACCGTCGTACTGCCCTTGTACGCCCAGCGCATGAACTGATCGCGCAAGACCGGATCGTTCAGCATATCGGCCGTGATCTGTTTCTTCGGTGCCACCGGCGCGGACTGGCTTGCCGGGGCGGGAGTAGCTGCCGGTGCTGCCGTTCCGGCGCTTTGAGCCGCCGGAGCTTGACCGTTGGAGTATTTGCCTTTGAAGACATCCGAGCCGATGCCCAGCCATGAGGCGACCTTCGTGATGGCATCCGTCGTGGCCCCCTTGTAGGCATCGCCGAGGTCGGGGTTGTCGTTACCCCCGTAGCACTCGTAGTAGATGCCGTAGTCCGGGATGGAGAATTTCAGCTTCACGACGACCATGCGATCCTGCTTATCCACATTCTCCGTCTCGATGCGCCACGCCCCCGTGCCGAAGACCTCGTTCAGCCGCTCGGTAACGTAGATGGATTTGATGGTCGATAAGAACTTCTTCGTCGGATGCGGCGAGACCGCCTCCGCGGGCAGGGGGCGAAGCAGTGCCTCCTTCTGTTCGGGGGTGATAGTTCGTGTCTCCATAGCCTACTCCTCCTCGACTATTCGATGCGTGAACTTCTTCGCATCGAGATGGCGCATCATGTACGCGATCTCTTTGCGTATCTCCTGCGTCCGCAACTTGCGGCTCCAACAACCCGATGCTACAATGTTCGCAGGGCGGGCGATCTCGTAGATTTCGATTCTCGTTTTCATGTGTGACAGATTGGTTAGTTGAGTTGCTTTTCAAGGATTATTGCATAGTCCGGATATTCTCGGCCATATTGGTCATATACCACGCGAACGCATACCCTGTCGCCCGTGTATTCGGCGTAGCGCTCCACGCTGCCGTCGTCGTGGCTGCCGCCGATACTCGATTCGTATTCCGCGTAGAAATCGACCGAAGCCGTCAGACCTCTATATTTAACCTCGCAGGTTCCGGATTCCAGCCCGAGATCATGGGTGATCGCTTCGTTAATCTGTCTGGCGAACTCTTGCAGTTCGGAAGGAACAAGATGTATTTTCGGCTCCTCTACACCGCAGACCACCACAATCGGCTCGGCTTTCGACTTCGTGTGCAGGTCATACCCGTAACGGGCCGGTACACTCAAACTCGGATAAACCGTGTATTCTTCTTTTGGCGTTTTCATTCCCTCTTAGAATTTTGCATGTTGACGATTGTAGATTCTCCGCATGGAGTTCATTAGATCGGGAAACGTGCGGATATACCCCATATCGACCGAGAAGGCCAGTTTGCGTTGCAGGTCGTCCAACGCCCGAAGCTGATTCGGCGATGCCGTGTTCCGGATGTCGCGTTCATGCTTGTTGAAGACGATCCAGTTCAAACCCCGCGCAACCTGAGAATAATCCACATCCGGAAGTGCGGCGATTGACCGTGCAAGTACGTTGTAGTTGTCGCCCGCATGATGCCGGTACTCGATCAGCTGGCCGTAAACGAATTTCACGACTTTAACCTCGAAGCGGGGATTGAGCCACATCGCAAACTTCACGAACAGGTACGGGTGCATCCATGTACCGCCGTTGTATTTGCCGCGTGTTTTTAAATATGCCAAATTTGGCACCTTTAAATTTTCCTCCTCCATCAGCGCCTCGATGAAATCTTTGGTGTTCTGATTTTCAAAGAAGTCCTGTATTCGTTTGTTGCTGTTCTTGGCTTTGTTCCATTGCGCAAGCAACGACGTCGCGTTGAACATGCCGTCTCTCGTGCGTTGGTATACCTCGAATTTACCCAGCGGGCGGGTCATGATGACATTGCTTTTCATCGTTCGTTGAAGAATTCGTTAAACTTCCGTTCGAAATATGCTCTGTGCGCGGCCGCAAACCCGTAGGCGGCCAGGATCGCACACGAGAAAAGAACAAGGATCACAAGCTCGGCCATAACACTTGCGGTTCGGAGAGACGTTTGCGCTCTCGATAGATGAACAGATCGCGTTTGCGACGCTGAGTATGGACTCGTTTATACCACATGCGCCAGAAATAACCGGCCACTCTCTTCCAGAGAGGCGCGGGCTTCAATTCGAATGAATCCATGATCGTTTATTTTATCGGTTCTTGTAGATGCGTTCCAGACAGTCGAGCTTGCTGCCCACACTTTCGACGGACGAGTAGCGGCCCGTGAGTACATTGTCGCACCAACGGGAGACAACAGCAATCGCGCAGCGCGTGAATTCGCGCGGCGTGAGTGGTTCTTGAATATCTTCAAGGTGGAACAATCGAACGATCTCCGATTTCGTGAGGTGACTGTACGGGTAAAGTACGGATGTAGCCCCGCTACTGTTCTTCGCGGGTCGGCTACTTTTAACTTGGTATCGCATTGTCAGTTAAAAGTTTGTATGTATAGGGCAATAAAAAAGGCGTTGCCCCTATCAGTTTGCGAGACCGACACGACTATCGTAGTAGAAGTGGACAAAGGGCAACGCTTTATTACAAGCGTTAATATGTTCTTTTGATACGATCATCGTATCGATCTCGCATTGCAAATATACGAATTCATTTTGAATTTGCAAAAAAAAATTATGGCTTGTTGTATTCCATCAACGCCATATATGCCTCGTGACGTGACGACGATGTTTTCAGTCTTCGTGGGTGCTCTCCCTTGCTACGCGATCCCACGAAGGCGCTGTACAGCCAATACGTGTATCTTCTATTTTTTATCGAATAGCTATGTACCCACCCGCTGACCCATCCTTGGGTTGGACGAACATACATCCCGTTAGGAAGAGGTATGAGAAAATCGTCGCTTCTTAAATTGCATGATACCTCACGAAATCGGGCATAATCCTCTTCGGACAGCTCTGCCCATCTTATCTGATCATCTCCGGATAGCGGAAGATCTTTATATTGGTCATCAATGTTGAACAACGACCGTCTGGCCCGGACACTATCAGTTGTTTTATGGTCTATCATCGACAAAATGAGATTGTATAGATGATTATCACCACGGGATTCGTCAGATAATACTGATTGAATATGCTTCTCCGGTTTTCGGAGAAACAACAACAACGCATCATGCAGGAAATCTTCCGCATAGGAATCCATCCCAATAAATGCCGATTTGCGCCGGCAAGCATTAAGCCATCTGGAATAATACTTACTTATGGTTGCTGATAATTGTCTCGATACTTGCGGTGACATCTCTCGGCATTATTTCATCAGGATCGTTTCTGCACACTTTCGACGAGACTCCAATGTCGAGTGCGTATAAATATCCAATGTCGTCGAGACTGTGCTGTGACCCAACATTGTACTTACCGTTTTCACATCGGCCCCGTTGGTAATCAGTGTCGAAGCGTACGTGTGTCGCAATCCGTGAAATTTGATACACCGCGATAAACCTATCTTATTGAGTAATAAATTCCGATAATAGTTGCGATAAGTACGCGGTTCGATGAGTTTATCCGAACCGGAAATCACGTAATAGTCCGAACGACAAGGCGCAGCAAAGGAGATCAGGATATCTGCAAGCCAACTCGGAAAAGGTACGGAACGTTGGCTGTTGATCGTCTTCGGGGACTGGATGACAACCTTGGTTTTGCCAGTTGAATAATCGACAATCCGTTCAACAGTACGGTTGACTTGCAGCATATTGCTCTCTAACGATATATCTGACCACCTCAGACCGCAAATCTCGCCGATGCGAAGTCCCGTGCATATTGCAATAACTACTCCCAGTGTGCGATAAGAAGGATGCTCTCTGAAATATTGTACAATCCGCCTCTGTTCGTCGAGGCTATAAATCTGAAGCTCCTCTTTCTTGGAAACCAGATTTGCCGTAGGATATTTCAACTTAAAAGCAGTGGGAACATTCATGTCGTGTTCATCTACGGCATATAGCAAAATCTGTTTTAATGTAATCTCTAAATCCTTCACCGTTTTCATCGACAAGCCTTCTTGAAACTTTTGGCCGATGAATAGCTGCGCATCATTCTTTTTGAATGACTCCACATCCATGTCTTCCCAGTAAGGCAGAATATGGCTGCGAAGTTGTTGATAATAAGCCGACAGGGTACTATCCTTCACAAGTCCTACCTTGGAGTGGAACCACTCTTGTGCTATGACATCGAATTTCATAAATCCTCCTTTTTAATCGAATAAGTCGTGCTGCATTGGCTTATGCACGTGATTAGCATGCGTATAACTCAATACTCGATCGTCACGAACGATATCCGAAAATGCCAGCCCATCATTCTGTTCGTTAAGAAGCACATAACGGGCTTTGGCCACATTTTCGAGAACATCCCCATGGAACACCTCTCCCATCATACCGCGAATAGCCATATTCAACAGTAGAACTGGAATCGATCTATCTGAGAGTTCCCAGCATGTGAATATACAGGTGTGCGGTTTGAAACGCCAAGGCAATTGCTTCGATGCCAGCTCCCACCAATACTGAATAATGAGCCCTCCTGTCCCCGCAGTAGGTTCGTGGATAACACCTTCGCGCGCACCGGTAAGTTGCGTTTCAAGCATAGAGACCTCCCGAGGTGTGAAATCTTGACCTTTCTTCCGCCGCTCGGATAACTCTTCTTCGTAGACCTCTTGAAACCAATCGTAGGAAAGATCGCCTGCATGGCAGCGGATAAGTTCGCGAAATACGTCGTCGCGGACTTCCTGATCCCCGAATAGCAGGCTCATGATACATTCCGGTAAGGTACGGATATCGTGCGTACCGAAAACCGTGAGAAGTTCGTCTTTTTTCATTTGTTTTTTTTATTTTGTCGCGCCGGCAGGATTCGAACCTGCGACTTCACCTCCAAAGGGTGACGTGTTGCCCCTACACCACGGCGCACTGGATTCATTTGTCCCGGTGGTCCTTGCCGCTCGTGTCGTCGCAGCTTCGGAGCCTATGCCGGTTTGTTGCGCTTCGGCTATTCGCCGCCGCGGGGCTGTCTCTTCGAGTCTTGCCCACGACCCGCCGATTTGGGTATTATCGGCCTACCCGATACTCTTTCCGCCCTTGCGGGCTGGGGTGATTTTGCCAGAGCACCAACCCCTCACCTCTGCGGGTGGCTATCGTTGTGGTGTAGGCAGGATTCGAACCTGCACGGCTGCTTTCCGAGGAGCGTCATCCGCAACTTGCGTTGCCCGACCACTATCAGCCCATCTTTTTGTGTGCGTCTACCATTCCGCCACTACACCTTTTGCCGGTCTTTCCCGGCCGTCATCCTGCTGCGAGCCTCACGGAGGACAGCGAGGAATAGAATAATAAATATGAAAAGATACAGCACATTAAAGGCGCGCAAACCTTTGCTAAGCCCCGAAGCCGCAAAACACCCTTCTCTCAAAAACACCAATCATGAACACCTCCGGCTTCGGACGCTCTCATTTCAATCCTGCCCCGTCGATCTTCTCGGCTTTCAGGAGCGCTTCGACTTCGAGCCGGCTGAACAGTATCGCAGAGTTTTTAGCCGCTCCGGCCTTTATTCCCTGGATATTCTTCCGCTTGATATGATAGTCGAGCCAGTCGTTGGGATAGCTCTCGTACAATTTCCGACGTGTCATCATGTCCGACTTCGGAGCATTACGACGGCACACGGCCAAAGCCACGAGATCGGCCGACTCGATCAGCGCATTCTGTATATCTCGGATGTTCATCGCTCTATTAACCTTCAATCAAAAATTCTACTTCATTCCTTCTACCCCGCCGCGCCCGCATAACTCGGCAGATCAGATTCGTATTCGTCACCTCGACGGCGAAAAGCGCCAGCAGCAACATCGCGCCAATCTTACGCGCCTTGTCAGGGATGTCGAAGGTGATCCCGAAATTTTGCCGATACCACCAACTCACCAGCGAATGCGTGGCGCGGTTCACGCCTGCTTTGTCGTACATCACTTGCAAGTGATTGTAGATGCACTGCACGACTACACACATCCGGTCGGCAACCTGCTTTACCGTCAGCCCTTCTATCGCCAGCAGTCCCAGAATCTCGCGCTCGCGGGGCGTCAGCAGACGGTCCGTTTTCATAACCCCCACGGCGATCTAACCCCATGCTCTCGGAAGATGCGTTGCAAGGCATCCCGCTCGGCAGGCGTATGTGCAACCTCTCCGTCCTGTCGTGAGCAGTATTGTGTTCGGCTCAATCCTCGCACAAATATCCCATGCAATCGGAAAGGCGTCCGGCCTCCCAGCTGATAGCGAATCTCTCTGCGTATATTGATCGATTCCGTCCGATCGTTTCGCTGATCGACCTCCCTAATCCCTTTTGCAAAAGCATTATGCTGAATGTCTGCGTCAGAATAAATTCCAATCATAATTTGCGTATTTCGTTTATTTTGTAGATATTTATACTTTGAATCCGTAAATATTTCCGAACGTTTGTATTGTTCGGTTTTATGAGTGTCACCGATTTGTATTTATACATCCGACCTATGCAACCCGACAACGCTAACTTTGAAGATGTTCTGAAGTATGCAGATGCCCTTGCAAAAGATCTATGCTCACTGACGAACGAACTGGCTATTTGGAAATACCGCGTTCACTCCACGATGTTCATAGCCTCGGCAACAATCCTTACTTTGGCGTGTTCATTAATTCGGCCCGAATCGGACAATCCGGAGTACATATCCGCCTGCTATTCATGTCGTTTATATTGGACAAACATTGCGACAGTATCGCTAAACGGAATATGTTTGCTTGCTCTTGGTCTCGTTCTATATCGAAATATTTACGCCACAAATCGGGTAAGGCGCAATATCGAAAAACGATTCGATACCTTAAGTCAAGAATTGAAACTTCCTCCCGACGTTGTTTCCGTCGACGGCGAATACAAAACAATTTCAGTCTCCGGTAAATTGATGTTCTTTTCGATTTGCGAGTGGGTTGCATATGTTTCATTTGCTTTTATGGTTATCGGGTTGATGCTACGTTATTTTTTTATGTAGATTGGAATTTGTATATATTTACACTCTAAAATCGTCAATTCTTCCGTACCTTTGTCGTGTTCGGTTATGTTGATGACGCAAATATCGTAAATATATTTTTAATATCAAATAAATATACAAGAAATATTCATAAGAAAAATTTATGAAATTTGATCTTCGTATATTTAGAAAGCAAAAAGGCCTAACACAAAAACA